GAATACGATGCCCATACGCGTGAGCTTCAGACCCAGCATTTGGATAAGCTGAAGGCGCTCATGGAGCAGTATAGCATGGATACAACCGGCATCGAAAAGAAGATAGCCGATAACCGGATCAAAAATCAGGAAGAGGCTAACAAGGCCATCCTGAAGGCAGCCAAGAAAGCGCGTACCGAGGCGCTGAAGTTATCCGAGCAAAACGAAAAACGTGAGTTGGATCTGCTCGAGCAGCGCTACAACTTAGGTCTTATATCCGAAACGCAGTATCACCAGCAGCGCAATAAGATCACCGAGACGTACTCCCTGGCACGTGTGGCTACGGAAAAGATCTATGCTGAAGCGGTGAAGGATCTTGATGCCGAGGTAGTCGAAGAGGCGAACAAAGCCGTGACCGAAGCGACGCGATCACTCAATCATACCCTGCAGGACCGTTTATCAGAGGCGCGTGAGTTTACCGGCGAGTTACGCGATATCCTAACAGAGACGGCCGAGGCATGTGGCGACACATTAGGCGGCCAACTCTTAGGCAGTTTTGCAAACGCTATGGATGCTATACAGCAATTCCAGGCGCAGTCTGAAGCCGGCTTCGAGAGCGTAGGTCAAGCGATATCCGCTCACGTCCAGATGATCGGAAGCGTAGTGAACCAGGTACTATCGAGCGCTGCACAGGTATCACAGCAAATCTTCGAAATGGAGTTCAGCAAACTCGAAGCCGAAAAGCAGAAGGAATTAGCATTAGTCGGTGATAATAACGAAGAGCGGGAGCGTATCGAACAGGAATATGCAGAGAAGGAACTGGAGATGCGCAAAAAGCAAGCTGATGCAGATGCAGCAATCCAGAGTGCACAATTATGGGTAAGCACAGCTATGGGAATCGCCTCCGTTTGGGCTACCAGTATGCAGTTAGGTCCTATCGCCGGCCCGATCGCCGCCGGCGTCCTATCTGCTTTACTGCTCGGATTAGCCGGTGTTCAACAGGCAAACATCCTGGCAAAGCGTGACGAAATCAAGAATCAGACACTCGAGGGATCCGGAGGAAGCGGCTCATCCGGAATCAATGAAGGCAGCTCCGAATCCGCTATTACCATCCGTCCGGAATATCAAGCCGGCGGCCGTGGATACAGTGACGGAGGTTATACCGGCGACGGAGGCGTGCATGAGCCGGCCGGCATCGTACATAAAGGCGAGTATGTAGTTTCGCAGGCAGAGCTCCGGAACCCGTCCGTAGTGCCGATGGTACGCGCGATCGAAGGCGTACGTCAGAGTCGCAAACACGGCCGGGCGGGTGTGCATGGATTTGCTGATGGTGGGTACACAGGTTCTGAAGGCATGTCAGATCAGTTGTTAGACATCATTCAGAACCTCGCCAATCAGGTGGACGAAATGAAGAGCAAAACACTTCATGCGGATCTGAATTACCACCAATTCAAGCAGACAGAGAAGAAAATGGATAATATCAAAGCAAAAGGAAGTTTATGATTATCGCATTATCAGATACAGGCGAGCGGTTTGATTTACCGCTCGATATCAAATTAAATATAGAGATAGCAAGCCCGGTCTTTTCGAAGGCCGGCGCTATGTCATTACCGGTGTCCTTACCACTCACTGACAATAACCGGCGCCTCCTTCAGTTTCCCGACCGCCTCGATATGTACGATTCTGAAGAAGAAGCCATCCGGGCAATTCAGGATATATCCGTGATTGTGTCACAAGGCAGCTGGCAGCAAGTGGCCACTATGAGCATATCCGGATTCTCTGAGGAAGCCGTGGAATGCACCCTATACTTCAATGAGTCGAATATCTGGAGCAAACTGGATGCCGTAACCGTCCCGCAAGCTATGGCCGGTTTGCGTTTCGGCGATATACCGGAACCTGGTCAAGAAGAAAACTATCGCGCGCAACTACTGGAGCAATTTTACGACTACATAGTGCCGCCCAATACGGGAAGTAGTGATGAATTTAACGAATGGCTAAAGGCACATGACTTTATAGTAGCAGCCATGAAAACCAAAGATGGCTGGTTAAATGAGCCGGCATGTGTTAAACGATATTTAAACTGGGCTACCGGCCTACTTTACGAGGAACTGATTGCCAAGCAATGCACACACAGAGGCGAAACCTATAAAATAGTGCGTATGAGATCCGAATTTGATTGGTACACTACATCGGCGTGCTATGGAAAGAAGAGTCCCCAGTTTTCTTCCGATAGCACCGGGATGTTGATGGTAGGATACCAGAATAAAAACAAGCATTTATATTGTACTGGATTCCTCAGATTAGATGTCGTCATAAAACAGATCTTCAATTATATAGGATATACGCTCGAATACGACTTCACGACGTACTGGCCATATAATCTTCAAAGAGGCATGGAGACTATATGGAATCGGATTGTAGTCCTGAATAACACCATGGACTCTATCTATCCTGGATTTATGCCTTACAGCGCATTAGTGCCGGAAGTCACTGTTAAGGAGTTTATAGCCGCAGTACAGGCGCAATTCGGAGTAGTATTTATATTACAGCCGGACAATAGAACTGTCAAAATGCAGTTTACAGAGAAGATACTGAAGCTATTTAGTCAAACTCGCCAATTAACAGACATTAGCGATAAACAAGTCAGCTTTAGATCATCGACGGATTACAAGCCCATAGACGAAATGGATAAAATAAAGGCGCCAAAATATGACTGGAACGCAAAGTGCGATTCATTCAAAGACGGCTGGTGCGTTGTAACTGGTACAGATCCATCGGATGATGACGCATGGGACGGAAATTGCTACAGTTTTGAGTTAGACGGCGTATGCCAGCGCACCACCACCTATTATATAGGCGGCGCAAATGAAACCAAGACAGCGGAATGCCCTCTTGCATTTGGCATATGTGATGAAGCGTATAGTTCAGGAATACAATACCAGGATGCCCAATACTACTACGGAGTCTTAGTAGACTATATTATGGTATGGTCTCGGAAATCCCAGGAATGGGAAGAAATGGACCAACTATACATCAACACGCAATATGGAATAAACATAGAATTTAATACCGAGTATAATATCATAGCAGAAGATTGCGATCGCGTCACAATAACCGCTGTCCTTACAATGCTCGAGATAAATCATTTCGACTTCACAACCCCCTATATAATCCAAGGCCGATTGTGCTGGCCGGCTAAGTTACAATTCGAGCTCGAGAATAGCGATGAGCAGCATGTGACTATCGAATTTATAGCCGGAAGGAAGCTGTAAAAGTGTGTCTTTTGCCATATAAAAAAAAAGTAGTACCTTTGCACAAATTAAATTTTAATACAATGTCATTATCATTAACCAAACCGAATAACCCATGCTTCGTGGCCGACGGCGTAGAATATATTCTCGTTACTACAGAAGCCGATGCATTACATAAGCCTCGGGTTATAACCTTCCAGCTACAAGTGCTCGATGAGGGGCAAACCGGATATGTGACAAAAACCGTTGACATAGTTAGTTACCCGAATCTTATTGCAAACGGCGCATGGGACCAGCATACTATTGATCTGTCGGATATTATCAAGCCGAACACATACAGATACAAAATAGCTACTAACGGATCGATATTAGGGGCAGCTATAATCAAGCTCACGAAGATAGACGGTAGTGACGTGGACTTAGACGCGAATCATTTCTGCTTACCGGGCACTTCATCTGGATTAAAGACAACCACATCCGACGTGCTTCAGGATACAGAACACCCGTTCTTGGTTGCGCGCGGAAATGAGCAGGGATCACTGCATTTCTACAGAAGTGAACTCAAAGAAATGGAATGCATATACGCAATCATATCCACCGCCTATGCTGATTACGCTATTGAGACAGACAATCGCGACCGAGACGATCAGGATTTGAGCGATAAGATTGTAGCCAATCCTACTCTGTACAATCTCATCGGTATTTACCTTTGCAATGCAAACCAATATGCTATATGCAGAGATGCTAATGCATTGTTTCTGCTAATGGAGAATTATGGATGGCACCGTAGAGGCATCTCTATCGACGATGATCCTATTACCGATGAAATTCATCTGATCCGATGGACCAATAGCATGGGCGCACTTGAAGTATTACTGCTCACCGGCGAGATGCAAGACGTATCTGAAGTGGGAGAACCGGAGCTGTACATATCAAGCCAAAGTATCAGGAGTACTATCCGCAAACAAAAACGCCGTTCAGTAACGACCAAATATACACTTCAGACCGGCTATCTCACACCGGCGCGTATCATTGCACTATTCGATATGATTAGTAGCGATGAGGTAGAACTGAAGATAGATGATGAATGGGTGCCTGTAAGCGTTACTGCAGATACTAAGCATGCCGTTCATCAGCGCGAACCGGAGAATTTCGAATTAACTATCGAAGTGCTTGAACAAACACGCTATCACAAGCCGAATCGCACAGTATATCCTATTCCGGGAGAGCGCAGCGCTTTGCTTCAGGATAACACAGGAAACATTATTTTGGATAACAACTCAAATACCATAGAAGAAAATGAGTAAGTTTGATTCGCAATATCCAGTGCAAATATCTCCGGAGGATGGAGATAAGATCCTGATTGCTGCAGCACAGGATGGTAATATCATGGCACTTCCATTCGGCGTCGTTATGGCGTACATCCAGAAGTACCTTAATCAGATAGACGATGAACTATCTACAACATCGCTGCATCCTGTACAAAACCGCGTCATTACGCAGGCAATCAATGACATTCTGGCACAGCTGCAGCCGACCGATGACAAAGAGATCATCGGCGTGCTATCTTACTCGAGCGAAGTCCCGGAGAGCGCAACCGAGGGAGATCTGTTTATCAATTCAGATACAAACGAACTGCTCGAGTACTCGGATTCTGATGAATGGACCCCAACAGAGGCAAAGGAGAATGTGATCTACATTACGAATGATACCACACACTTCTATGTCTATAAGAATAACGAGTTTGTGGATACGACCGGCCAACCGATCGACAATACCATCTATATTAACAATCTGGATGAGTTGGATGGCTTCACGGAAGACGGAATCTATCGCGTATGTGTTACAACAACATTCACACTCACCATAAATTACAGCTGGTACACATTTATTATTGAACGATCTGTAGCATCTCGATTGCGCCGAGTCACAATCATGCAGACACTATCCAACCGATCCGGATATCAGTTCAGAAAAAAGAATAACAACGGACCATGGCTGGCGTGGGAAGAGTTCATTTTTGCATCTAAAGCAGATCTGCAGGAAGTTTACGACCTTGCATGCGCAGGTCTCTAATCAATATAATATGGAAAGAGTATATACTAACTATTGGGCGTCAGGGCACAATGTAGAGCTAATAGACGTACCAGAGAAATTCTCGGCTATAACAGTTGAGAATGTGCGAGTGATCATCAATGAGACACAGAAGAAAGTGTTAGCCAGTTCGATGAAGAAGGCTAACATTAGCACTGTAGTTTATAGCGCAGCCGATCGAAATGTTATTATCACCCTCAATGACAGTACGCCTAATATCACAGTAGGAGACAATCTGACTATCAAAATCGACATGGGAGATGATATCAGAGAGACGGCCGGTAGCTGCATCATTGAGGATGTCATCGACTTGGGATTACCTGCAGACCAGGAGAGCGGATTCGCAGCCATATTAGACGATGGCGATTTTATTATAGAAGACGGCCTTGGTCCAGGATCAGAACACGCCGACGAATACAAGATAGGCGATATCATCAAGCCCACTACTCAGGATGAATCAGCCGGAGATTTAGCCGTGGCAAAAACAGTGACGGCAACCGCTACCGATCTAAGGTACGACGATGAATCTCATATTGTATCCGGAATTACCGAGTATATTCATTGGAAGGCTAACCACTACTACCGAGTTACAGGAATATACGAAGTGTATGATGGCCATGGCATAGAGGTAGTAATGCATATCTTCACTTACGAAGAGATCGAGCCGGCCACTATCACGGAGCTGTTTAAGAATGCGGCCGGAAAGAGTACGCCGGCCACAGGAGTGGAATACGCAGCATTCAAAACCTATATGCAGGGCAAAATAGCATCAATACTAACCCCAATCGAATAAAAAAAATGAACGAAGCTTACAACGCAGACCGTACCATGACATTGGGTATGGCTGAAGATCTGGCGCTCATGATTGTCAATTCTGTTAAAGAATGGACCATGAAAAATGTCGATAAAACAGATTTAGTGGCTAATATCAAAGCTAAGTTAGATCTGTGCAACCGTGAAGTGGTAGGAACTACTGCAGCTGAGAAGTGCCAGCTACTTCTCACAAGTGTAAATGCCATCACAACAGCATTGCGAAGTGCGGGCGCAGTCATTACAGACAACACACCATTCTCGCAGTTTGCGCAGCTGGTCAGTATGATAGGCACGCATTCGTATGAGGTATGTCTAATAGGCAAGTCTGGCACTCACTATTCAGCCGTTGAATGGCAGACATATATTGACGAGCATGGTACTACACCAGAACCAGCCCAACCAGCAGTCATAACACCGTACCAGTCATTCGTGATAGGTATGCCTTTGGTTGCGGGTACTGGATATTCTACGAGACCATGGGCAAACACGACCGATAGCGTCCCCGGATTATATGGCCCACAAACAGGTTCGTTCCTGAATGTGCTAATGAACTCATTGATATTTGAGTCTTACGAGAACACTCGCCGTATTCTTTTATTCTATAATCCAGAGAAGTTGCCGCATACGAACTATGATCCGTCCAATCCGGACAAGGATTACGGTGAGTATGGATGTGTGCGGTTTGCTACCAAAGCAGAGATGGAAGCAAGCGGCATCCACCTTATGTACGACCAACAGGTATATGTGGTAACAAACGACGAAACAGATGATACTACAAACCAGGCATATTACTGGGATGGCACCAAGTATGTTCGCCGTTTCCAAGTTCCGCGTGTGGCAAACAATATAACAGGAGCACCCGCTGCTGAGTTCGCATGGGACTACAAGGCATACGATGGCGATGAGCGCCAATACACTCTTCCTACCATCAATCATGAATTATTGAAGTATGTGTATTATTCGCAGATCAATACGCTTTTATCGCTCTTACACCGCAGCACTCTGCCGACAGGCAACACATGGACGTGTCAGCAGAACAATGCCAACTACGCGTACGCTGTGGCGATTCCGTCAGCGTATGTCGGCTACACCAGTAAGACCGTCGCTTATGCAGTTGTGCCAGTCGCCGCATTATAGCCAAAGGCTCTGCCGTGCAGAGCACGGCGGGGCTTCGTTATATCATTAACTCCCAATCGCTCTCATGCAATACAGTAACAAG